AGCTTTGAAGCCGCAGGGCAAAGACTGCGTTTTTGGCGATGAGCATTACGCTGCCTGGATAAAGCTACAACAGAAAAAACAAACTGGCGTGCCTTATATTTCTGAGTCTATGCGGATGCTCAGAGGCCTCATCAAAGAAATGAAAAAGAGATACTGATACAAAAAACCTTTTGTAGTGTTTCTAAACAAAAATCCGATCTTATATTTGTTCTGAGGACATAATATGAGAAAAGAATCTAACCTACCTTTCGTGGGCTTGCACGCCCACAGTGTCGCTGGCTCTGTATTTGATGGCTTTGGCTTTCCACAAGAGCACATGGACTTTGCTTATGAAAATGGCATGAATGCCCTGGCACTGACAGACCATGGGAATATGAATGGCTTGCCATATCAAGTTGCTCATGCCAAGAAAATGAAAAAACAAGATAAGCGCTTTAAACCAATTTTTGGTGTGGAAGCTTATTTTGTACCTTCTGTGAAAGATTGGAAGGAAGAATATGAGAAGATCAAAGCCGATAAAAAAAAGGCGAAGAAGCTCCTGTCTACGTCAGACAAGGTTTCTGTGGAAGACGAGGATGCCTCCAAGCGAAAAGCCAAGAGCCGAGTTAATGCGCGCCGACACATTATTCTTTTAGCCCAAAATCAAACTGGCCTTAATAATATTTATAAGATGGTATCCTTGTCACACCAGGGTGACAACTTCTATCGTTATCCTCGCATTGATTATGATATGCTAGAGAAGTATGGCGAAGGGGTGATGGCATCGTCTGCATGTCTTGGCGGAGTATACGCGGGAGACTATTGGGATAATCGAGAAGAGGGCTTAGAAGCTGCAGCTAGCGCAATGCGCGAGACAACACGACGAATGATGGGTGCACTGGGCGCCCGGTGGCTCGGAGAGCTTCAGTGGAATAATGTTCCGGAACAACATGCGCTGAATAAGCTCGTACTTCAGATGCATGAGGAGTTCGGCATCGACATTATTTCTACGGCAGATAGTCACTACCCGAATAAGGAATCGTGGAAGGACCGCGAGCTATACAAGAGACTGGGCTGGATTGGAAACTCCAAGCGTCGACCCGAGTGGATGACGTCTGAGTTGCCCATCGATGTGGATGAAATTGGCTATGAGCTTTACCCTAAGAATGGCGATGAGATGTGGGAGTCCTATAAGAAATATGCCACCGAATGTGATGTACAATATGATGATGAATTGATTAAGGAATCGATTACAAACACACATCACATCGCGCACAACATAATTGAATCATTTATGCCAGATGACACAGTTCGATTGCCGTCTTTTATTGTTCCCGAGGGAGAAACAGCTACACACGCCTTAACCAAGAGTTGCATAGCTGGGCTTCGGAAGCTGGGCTTGGGTGGGAACGAAGAGTATATCAAACGTCTGAAGTTTGAGCTAGGGGTCATCGATGATCGAGGCTTCAGTAAGTACTTCCTTACAATGAACGCAATTGCTGACAAGGCTAACGAGTATATGTTGTCTGGCCCCGGCCGAGGTTCGGCTGCTGGATCTTTGGTGGCATATGTTCTTGGGATTACGCAAGTTGATCCTATTAAGCACGGTTTGTTGTTCAGTCGGTTCTTGCGCTCTGATGCTACTGACTATCCAGATATTGATTATGATGTGAGTGATGCTTTTGGTCTTAAGGAAATTCTAGCTGAGGAGTGGGGAGAGACAACGGTTGTACCCATATCTAACTTTAATACACTTCAGTTAAGATCCTTAATCAAGGACATTGGCAAGCTTTATGAAGTGCCGTTTGCTGAAGTTAATGCTGTTACGGGCCGCATGGTTAAAGAGGCAACACCGAAAGCAAAGAAGAAGCATGGTATCACCGCTGGTGTGTATGCTCCAACTTTTGAAGAGGTAATGGAATACTCAGAATCGCTGGCAATGTTTCTTGACAAGTATCCTCATATTAAAACCCACGTTGAAGCGTTGGTTGGCCAGGTTAGATCAACCAGCCGTCATGCCGGCGGCGTTGTGATTGGAGAAGACTTAGATAAGCATATGCCGCTGATATGTTCGGGAGGTGTTATTCAGACGCCGTGGTCCGAGGGGCAGCATGTTAGGCATCTTGAGCCCATGGGTTTTATTAAGTTTGATTTGCTGGGTTTGTCCACACTGGAAATGATTCAGTCTGCTATTGGGCATCTCTTGAAGAGGCATCATGGTGTTGAGTCTCCGACATACAAGGATATTAAGGAGTGGTATGATGAGAATCTGCACCCAGACAAAATCGACCTTGATGATCAAGCAGTTTACAAGAATATATTCCACAAAGGAAAGTTTGTTGGAATATTCCAATTTACAAATGAGGGCGCCCAAAACTTTTGCAAGCGCGCCAAGCCCGAGAATATCATTGATATCTCCGCTATTACTTCTATCTATCGGCCAGGCCCACTGAGTGCCAAAGTTGATCGTTTGTATGTGAAAGCTAAGAATGCCCCAGAAGATATTCAGTATACTAATTCAATTGTCAGGGGGGTTACTGAGGAAACTGCTGGCTTTTTGATTTTTCAAGAACAAATTGCTCTGCTGGCTCATGAGCTTGGCAAAGATATATCTCTTGATGAAGCTAACAAGCTCCGCAAACTCTTGACTAAAAAAGGAACTGGCAAGGGCAGCGAGGAGAAGAGAGCTATTCATGATAAATTTGTTGAAGGATGTCGCGAGAAAGGCATGCATGCTTCGAAGGCAGAAGAACTGTGGCAGACGTTTGAATACTTCTCAGGTTATGGCTTCAACAAATCACATGCTGTATCTTATTCGATTCTGTCTTATCAGTGTGCATGGCTCTTGAACTACTTTCCAGAGTGTTGGATGGCTGCGTTTCTTGATAAGGAGCCTGAGTCTAGAAAGGAAGCAGCGATTAGTCTAGCTCAGAAGCACGGCTTCAGCATTGAGAATATCGATATTAACACTTCGACTCAACAGTGGGAGATCGGGGATGATGGCGTGACACTGATTCAGCCGTTTAGTTCTATCAAGGGGCTGGGCGACAAAGCGGTGGAGCAAATTATTAACAATCGACCGTTTCAGAGCGCTGAGGAGTTGCTCTTCAATGAGGACGTTGTATATTCAAAGTTGAACAAGAAAGCTCTTGATGTCTTGTGTCGTTCTGGAGCCCTCGATCCCTTGGTTGACGAAAGGTTTACTGGCTGCAAGCATTTTTGGATGGCATGTATACAAGACAGACCAAAAAATACCAAGAAATTAGATGAGAATATTAGCCTTTATGCTCCGGAAGAGGATTTTACAGCAGAGGAGAAGATTGATTTCATCTCTTCTTTGACTGGCATCTTTCCGTTTGATCTCGTTATGACACCCCAGATTAAAGAGGCTATTGGTAGATATTGTGTACCTCCTATTGGAAGGTGGGACGACAAGCTTGGCGTTGCGTGGTTTATTCCGAGGGAAGTTATTCCTAAGAAAACTAAAAATGGCAAGCTGTATTGGATTGTAAGGGTTGTTGATAATGCTTCTAGTGCGACTAGCATTAAATGCTGGGGTGTGAAGGAGAGTGATCAAATACATATCAATCGACCATACGCTGCCAAGCTTAATCATGATGAGCAGTGGGGGTTCAGCACGAGATCGATAAGACATACATTTAAACTCTTAGGATAAGAATGAGTAATTTTAAAAGAAAGTTAAAACGCAAACAAGAAAAGGATGCAAACGAGGAGCTTAAGATACACTTGTCTTCGTTTGATAAGATGGGTGGCGAATGTAGTGCCTGTGAAAAACCCTTTGATAAAAAGTCGCAGGAGCACGCCAACACATGGAGTGTTGTTGTGAGAAAAGAGAAGTCAGTCGTGCGTCTTTATTGTCCAGATTGTTGGGGTATGGCGAAGAAACTAATTGAACAAACAGAGGAAGTAAATGATAATTGAATATTATAAAGTTAGGCCGGAGGCAACCACACCTTCGAGATCTAATCCAAGCGATGCGGGGCTGGATGTTTTTTATTGTCCAGAAACACCAGATATTGCTGCGCAACGCGTAGCCCCGGGGCAGAACGTGATCTTGCCCACAGGTATTAAGGTGGGTGTGCCTCACGGATACATGCTTCAGGTGTGTAACCGCTCTAGCATGGGCGCAAAGAAATCTTTGATTGTCGGTGCGCACATCGTTGACAGCGGATATGATGGCGAGATCTTTATTGACCTTCATAACGTTGGGGATATGGAGCAGATAATTTGTGCACAAGATAAGATTGCACAGTTGGTGATGGTACCAGTTGTGCATTTTCGGGCTGTAGAATTAAATAGCGATAGCTTGTATAGTACAGATGCAATTACAATTTCAGATAGAGGTGAAGGCGCCTTGGGGAGTACAGGGGAATGAGTGCTAGTATAGAAAATGCCAGACAAACGCTAGAGGGAAAATTTCATAAGGATTTGTTTGATGTTGTTAAAAAACCTGCGCACTATAATCATGGCAAGCTTGAAACAATAGATGTTATTGAAGATTGGGAGTTGAGTTTTCATTGCGGTAACGCTGTGAAGTATATCTCTCGGCATAAACACAAAGGTACCCCGATACAAGACATTAAGAAAGCTGTTTGGTATTTGCAGAGATATTTGCAAACTTTAGAGGGAGAATAGAAATGCGCAAGACATATTCATTTGATGATGTATTATTGGTACCACAGTATAGTGATATTAAATCTAGGTCTGAGGTTGATCTTGCATGTAAGCTAGATAATAATATCACATTAGAACTACCAATCATATCCAGCCCCATGGACACTGTGACAGAAACAAAAATGGCAGCTGCCATGGCTGATTTAGGTGGTTTGGGGATTATTCACAGGTACAACACTATTGAGGAGCAGTGTCTTCTAGCCAAAGCAGCAGGAAAGGCCGGCGGTGTAATTGGTGCCGCAATTGGGACTAATGAAGATTTTGAGAGTCGCGCAACAGCGTTGTGGGATTCTGGTGTGCGTGTACTTTGCTTAGACGTAGCGCATGGTCATCATGTAATGGTTAAGAATACTCTAGAGGCTTTGAAAAGTATCTTTGGAGAAGATATGCACTTGATGGCTGGCAACGTTGCAACGCTAAAAGCTTTTGATGATTTAGCTAGCTGGGGCGCAGATTCAATTCGTGTTGGCGTGGGCGGTGGCTCTATTTGTTCTACTCGCTTAGTGACAGGCCATGGTATACCAACACTACAGAGTATTATGGATGTATCATATACTGAACACAACGCGAAAATTATTGCTGATGGCGGTTTTAAGAAGACGGGCGACATAGTAAAAGCTTTGGCTGCTGGTGCAGATTTTGTTATGTTGGGGTCTATGTTAGCCGGGACAGATGAGACACCAGGGGAGATATTTTATACCAAGAACAGGCCAGAGTGGCTACATGAAGGGTACAAGATTTATCGTGGTATGGCGAGTGAGGATGCTCAGTATGATTGGAGAGGGAGGTCATCCACGCCCGAGGGGGTCTCAACAACGATTCCTTGTAAGGGTCCATTGTCGGGAGTTATGAAAAATATTGCTGGCGGTATTCGCAGCGGCTTATCTTATACTGGTGCGCGAGATATAATTGATTTGCAAAATCATGCTGAGTTTGTAACTCAAACACAGGCCGGCCAAGGCGAGAGCAGCACTCACATTATGCGGAGACATAAATGAGGGATGTGACCATACCAGATCCTAATGATAGAAAGAA